TTGTAATTTCCCCTCTTAGAAAGTATATCAAGTATCTCCCAGTCCGTTTGATCTATCTGCTTAACACTCTCGTCATCTTTGAGCTTGTAATCCCGGAGAAGGGCTTCCGGATGTAGTTCAAGTTTCAATCCATGCTTTGCGCATAGTTCGGTTGCTATACTTTTTAGTGTAACTCCTGTCCATATATTATTAACAGGAACCCTCTTGAATCGATAACTAAGATCACTGCAAATTACCCTCAAGCGAGAAGGAGCATTGGCCGGAAATTCGGGAATTATTTGAGTAATATCACCTGAGAATAATTGTACTAATTCGTTCCATTGTCCGAGCTTGAATATGACTGAAGATCGCAATGCGATATTTATTTCTTTCAATGAATACTGTTCAGACGGCACAACGGTAAACTCGAACTGTGACGTTTCCTCAAGGTTTTCCTCATACTCTGCCAGGGCAAGATGCGCTTTACCTATATCACTCAGAGGAATGCCGTCAATCGTAAGATCGAAATCGTATGCTTTATCTGGCATCGGGAGCCTCCACCACCATACCCGGTTGTGGGTTCCATATATCAAGCTGTGGATTTGCTCTCAGCAACAATATGTACTTGCTCGGATCGCCATATATCCTGACAGCCAGATTGTCTATCCGTTCGCCAGCCTGGACAGTGTATCGTTTCAATTTATTACCCATTGCCTGAATCCTATAGTGAACAGCACCTCTCGCGCTGTCAGGTCGGGGAAATACTCAGTTATTCTGACAGTCAATTTTGAGATAACACCGTCAAAGTTTCTCGGTCCCATGATAATCCGAAGACGTGATGGCCTACCCTTATTCTCGAGTGGCTTTTCCCATCGGTTTAGAGCCTCCTCTATCTTTTCAAAATCAGCAGGCAGGTCGCTTCCCTGCGATACTCTTTCCTCAACCGATTCACTTGTCACAATTGGAGCACCGGGTTCAACAGCAAATATCAGAGGTAGATCAAACCCTATTGGTCCTGTGTTCAAGTACTGAAGATCGCCACCATCCTCTGAACCCTTCCATGCCACTGTTGCCCAATTGAACGATTTCTCATAGGTGAATGCTTCAGGGTTGAACTGAAAGCTGATCTTTTCATCGAGATCGAGATTATACAACTGTCCCTTTATCAGATTGATATCAGAAAAGGGGACAATTGATTCCCTTGAACTCGGCAGAAACAGACTCATCAGTTACGACCCTTCACTCCGCGATTCTTTTTATCGTCCAGCGTTCTCTGTACTTCCTTTGCTATAACTTTCCCGTCAGTCGCGTCAGGAATAATTATTGTATTGTGCTGGACAGAATAATCTTTCATGGTACTCCCACCGGCTCCGGCCAATGCTGGTTGAGGAGACATCCCCATATTTTCATATTGTGCCGCGATGCTTTCCATTGCCGTTCCGATGACACCTATCCCTTTATCTCCCATCATGCTATCGGTGGCACGACTTATATCTGTTTCTCCGAGCCAATCAACAACGTTTGAAGCGGTAGAGATAACACCACCAAAAGTAAATTTAGCAAGACTCCCTACGATAGAGAGACCTTCGACAAATGCTTTCCACCATGCAGAATCTGTGATCCTGGTTATCTGGCTTTCGATGACAGCGAAGACCCACCCGAAGTTATCATACACGTCCTTGACAATTGACAGGATATCTTCCCAAAAGTGGAGAACCAATCCCATCGGGAAGAGAAGTATCTTCAACCAGTTCGGACAATTCCTTGCAAAGTTGCGGACCCATCCATAGACACTTACAACCGAACTTTTAAGTTTATCCCAGTTCTTGTAAAGGAGGATAATACCACCAATCAACAGAGCAACGCCGGTTAGAAATAATCCGACAGGATTAGCATTCATCGCAACATTCAATGCCCACTGAGCCGCCGTTAGCAATCCAATTCTGAGACTCAACATCGTAGTTGTATTTCCCAGGGAGAACATTGCCGCTTTTGCCATACCCAAAGCCCAGCCCAGACCTGATGCTCCTCCGCTTGCGAGTGCTGCAAGAGCCATCGAGGCCTGCAATAATTTTATACTGAATATAAGTGCACCTATACCACCACCGACGAGAGCAAGAACACTAACAATCGCTGTCCCCCACATCGTCCATTTTGTTGCTGTAGGATGGGCTTCAGCAAATTCACGAACCCACTTCACGATAGATCGCAATTTCTTAGTTATATTTTCATAAATGTCGAGCAGAGTATTGCCAAGTCTTATTGCCGTAGCCTTTGCTTCATTTGATAATTTTTGCTCTTCGGCGATGGCTCCGATGTTGCGAACATTATACATGGCAACACCTTTTTCACCGCTTTCGATTCCCTCTTGCTTCTCTTTGCTTTGCTGACTAAATCCTATAAGCATCAACGCAGCCCGAGAGCCTTCATCTCCAAGTTCTTTCTGCAATTGAGCTACTTGTTGAATTGTTAATCCCAATGCCTTTATGACTTGCTCTTCAGTCATTGTTCCTTTCTTTATTTCCTCTTTATACTTCTCAGCCATCGCCGCCATTTTTTCAGGAGTAATTCCAAGCTTCTTCTCGATATTCTCAACAATTTGCCAGATTTCAAGCATCTGCCCTTTAGCGTCAGCCAGCTTTAAGCCAGATAGAATACCTCCACTGACCTTGCCTCCACCCTCAGTCATAGCTGTCTTGGCCAATTCGTCAAACGTCATGTTCTCTGCCTTTGATGGGTCTTTAACAGAATTCCGCAACAGACCTCTCACAAATGCGGAATATGAAGTACCAGCTTGACCGCCTTGTAATCCTTTTGTCTGTAGCATCCCGACGGTAGCATACGTGCTTGAAAGTGATGACCCCAAGCTTGCGGCAGTAGGAATTGCGTATTTCATTCCCTCGGACAATAGAGGCAGAGTAGTATTGAACTGTTGAACCGCACTTGATGTCTGGTTGAATATCTTCTCGGCTTTTTCAACTGGCTTCATGCTGGCGCCCCATTTAGGCCCGAAATTATCAAGGACGGAGGTCATCAGATTAGCGGATTGCTCCATAGTACCCATACCGGCAACAGCCATCATTACCGTAGCTTCAATAGCCTTTCCGCCCTGTTCAATTTGAAGGGCAGAAACAAGCTTATAAGCTCCAGCTCCTATCTCATCAAGAGCCATTCTGGTTGACCCCGCAAAGTTGAGAATCCTCTTGCCGAGGTCCTCTGCCTGTTTAGCGGCAATCTTCTCTGTCTCTCCCGTACCATCAACAAGCAGAGATTTCACATTGTTCATCGTATCCTGGAATCCGGCGGCTTTCCTTGTTAGCAGTCCCAACGAAGCAACCCCCGCCGCACCGACAGCAGCCACACCCATTGAGATGTTTCTGCCAGTACGAAACCCGTCCATTGATTTTTGAATACGTTCAGCTTGGTTTGCTATCCTCTTAGCTGTTTCCTCTGACTGTTTTTGAAGACGTGTGAGAGATTTGCTTGCAGTCTTTGCTCCCGGGCTAACCTTGTCGGCCAGTGATAGAATGATACCAAGCCCGAAAGAATTTGAAAGACCGGCCATCATCTGCGCTTCCCTCGCTTGGCTTCATCCATAGCCTTTTTCTCAGCATCAGCAATAGCCTTGTTGTGCTTTATCGAGAGATGTGAAAATATCAGCGCGTCCATGACTTCCATATTCCAAATATCTGAGATCGGTGTCGAGATATCTTTTGCCAGGTAAAAGACCATCTGGTAAAGCGATTCCATCGGCAGAGGGAACCGCTCAATGATATCTCCTATTGTTCTAAAGGGACTTTCTTCTCTTCTCCATCAGTATTATTTTCTTTCAGATCCTTCGCCACCATTGCAGGGGGATTCATAAACTCCTCATAGTGAGACACCAACGAATCCCAGTCCGGTTTATTGAAGCCCATGAAAACTCTTACTATTGGGTTGTCTATAGTACCAAGCCTAATAACAATTCGGGCAAACAGGCACGACCGCACTTCGTGCATTGCGGATTCCACCGCTTCGGCAGCAACAGGGTTTGTCTCACCCATCATCACCTTGGGAGTGCCGTCCGTATTTTGACTGACTTCACCAACATTGATTTTATGTCCACTCGTAGCCAAACGGATGACTCTTTCATTACCATGGACAGCCTTGAAATCTGACAGCAAAGACATTCTTAATGTTACGGTTTTATGGACTTCCATTGTATCAGGGTCAGTGTACCCGATAGGAAGATCAAACGTTGTAGTGGTTTGCATTGTGTACTCCTTTAATGATTTATTAACTATCTCTGAAAAACACTCAATATCTCCCCGGCATCCCCGCTTAACACTCCAAGACCTTCGGATATGCCAGTATGTTGTAAGGTGATAATTTCGCGCGCCGTCTCCGAGCGCATACTGTCAAGTTTCGGACCACTCCACGCGGTGGGATAAGCGCCGAAAAAGTCCCATCGCCATGCCTCATACAGAATAGGTGTGGCAAGTTGTGTTCTGCCCGCAGAAGACACTTCATCAAGAAGGAACACCGAGACTGATCGTCTGTAATCCGGTTTTCCTTTTGTCCAATTCTGAACTTCTCCAAACCAATTGAACAGAGAACGACTGAACAACATCGGACGTGTGAGTACTAATTGACCCGCTTTTGTGTTGCGAGGAAAGGTATAAATCCCTGGGTTCCCGCCCTCTCTGATTTTTCGTACCTCAACCTCTTTATCGATGCCGGAGACTTCACTGAATCCGGCAACAAAGGCTTTACCTTCTGGATCACCATCTATCTGCACCGCAAAGCGGAACGTCTTCAATGGTTCAAGGCCAAGGATATTAAGGCGTTGGATTAAATCATTTGGCAGGTCAAAGAGTTTCATTACTCGACAGTCTCTCCCGTCCCCTCGAACTCAAAGGTGTGCTCTACAGTGTTAGATTCATCCAGCGCGTTATAGGGCGATTCATCACGACCGAACGGAACAACCCGCTTAAAGGTCCGGCGTCCAATCTCTGTTCCATTCGGTTCGAGTGTTATGAACGCCGCTGTCCGAGATTCACCACTATTGACCCATTTGTAGAGATCGAGAATGTCTTGATGACCTCCCTCTCGTTCGCGCTTGACGACCTTGATCTCGAATGCTTCCTGCTGTCCGCGGGAATTTTTCTTCTGTGGCGGATCGATACCAGTCCGATCAGCTATCTTAGCGAACTTACCACCAGTGATTTCAAGTTGCTCAAACGTGGTAAGTTGAAAACCGTCAATTTCAATAGCGAAATTGGCATTAGAAACCGGATTGGCATCCGAACCTGCTGTTCCGTGGCTCATGGCATACTCCTATATTTTTTCTACTACTATTTTACTACCACTATTTTACTATGACACTGTTGACATACCACCTGGTGACGAGGTAACTTTCACTACCAGCTTTTCAACCGTTCCAACCGGCACGTACTCAACTTCAACCGTTGCCAAACCGAGAGCGATTTGATCTTGTGGATTGTTATCCTCATCCATCACGACCTTCCATCCCCCGTAAATAGCTCCTGTTGTTTGTAGATTACTCAGGAAGTTACTAATACGACGCGTCAAGCCCTTCCAGAGAGTCTGATCGTTTGGCTGGAAGACAGCATCCCTTAAAGCGATAGAGAGGCTCTTGCCGACATAGTTCCAGAGTTCAGAAACATGAGAATATCGGAATTTCGTAACCGCACTCAGGGTACGCCCACCATAGATTCTAATTCCGCCACCGGTCATTTTCCGAACGGTGTTAACACCTGCATCGGTCAGGAGATCGCATTCAGCATCGGAGACATCGTACTCAAGATCATACGCCCAAGGAACTTTCTCATTTCCAATACTCTTGTGAACACCGACGGTATAATCCTTGTGAGCAGCGGCACCGAGAGCAAACCCTGATATATGAAGATCGTATTTCAGTCCGTCATCAATCACTTTCGCCCCGGGCCAGAACATCTGACCTAAACGACCTTCAAACTTATTAGCCCATGTCACCACTTCGGCCACAGTTGAACCAAAGGGAGGTTCAGTGAAATAGGATACAGTCACTCGTGAGTTTGCGTAATCAATCATTGACTGAGTGAGAGATTGTAAAGCTTCATCATCAGCAACAACCGGGTTGGGACAGCAGAAGCGGAATAGTTCGGGGACACTATCTAAAGCATACTCGCCGGTCTTGTCTGCCTGAACGCCGACATAGTCACTTCCAGTTATCCCTGAGAGTCCATCATTGCCACTGGCCAGAGTAGCGGCCGCAATAGCTACTAATTGGTCATTCTCGTCACCAACATGAGTAACCAAAACGTCCGTGCAGGTTATCAGCTTGGATGTAACCGCTTTTTCCGCATAGAAGGAAACAACAGAGTTCATCGATAGACCTACCCATTCCTCTACCTGAACACTGCGGTCGAAGACAACAAGCTTGAACTCGCGTGATGTGATCACGCCGTTGGCAGTTGTATAGGCGTTAGCAAGACCACCTGTCCAGTAGATAGTATTACTATTGTAATCAATCTGGGTGATACGGATGTATTCGGTATTGGTACCGTTGTAGAATTTGACATCGGAACCAACTTCTAAACCAGCGATAGAAGTCAACTGAGCAGTTATTGCGGAAGCATCAGCATTTTCTGCGAGAGTTGTTGAAAGAATCGAATCATCAACAACCTGAACCGACAGGCTATTTCCCCAAGCACCTTCATTAGCGGATTCGACCTTCAAAGCCGTATGGCTATCGGAATCATTGAAGGTGTAAGTAGCTTTTGCGGCGGTATCGGGATCGACTGCTCTTACGATATAAAGAGATCCATTCCCTGCTGATGCAAAGTAAGCCTTTACCGACAGCCATGAAGTCCCGGAGCTGGCCGGTACACTTCCGAATATCCCCACAAACTGAGGGAAGCTTGTCACGAGGGTTGCAACACCGACAGGACCGCGTTCAAAGGTTCCGATCAGACAGTGGATGACCGTACTAATTCCACCGATGGGAGAGAGAGCAACTCCCTCTTTTAAGTTAACTCCAACATGTTCATTCATTATCAGTTGCCTCCTATAGAGATGAAGCTATAATTCGTTCTCACTCAATATGTCTGTCTTGATTTTGTTAACCGATAAGGTCTTGGGCTTTGCAGTTCTTGACGCTATAGGAACATCCACCCTTACAAGAATACCCCTGCTGACAGCCCGTCGAATCTTCCGGGTCTCGTCTTTATCCGGTATGATATCTGATATCTGTCCTGGTTGCAGTGCGTTGTCTCGACCATTATAGAAAACTGTCTGGTATGTGTGAGTTTTGTTTTTTAAGCGAAAGCCCATTGTCGTGCACTCCTTTTTTATTCGGGAACTTCATTCAATGTGAAAATGACACCATTCATTGAGAGGCGATGTTTCAGTACCAGGTACTTACTCTCCGCATCACTCGGGTCACCAAACCAGAGAGGCAACTTAATCCGGTAGGCCACTCTCAAAAGGTTGTCATAGAGTTCCCCGAGATTATCCGTTGATATGCTCTTGATATTAACAACAACACCATCCGACGTTGTGAACTGAGCATCATTCCGACTGAATATATTAGTGAGAGTCTGAACCAGGTTCCAATGTTGTTCCTGCTTCTTGACGTAAGTGTCTATCTGAAGGTATAAGTCTACCGGGACCTGTACTTTCTTAACAGAAGCCGTCTCATTGCCCTCGTCAACAGTAGCGACCTTAAGCGGACCGCCCGATCTGCGTTCAAGATCATGTCTTACATCATATAGTAGAATAGTCATTGCTGGAAAACTTGGATCGTCTTCTGCTCGCTCGTCCTTGAATGCCATCTTCACGTCAGCATCCGGGATAACATCACTTACCTTGCTGGCCATAAATGTTCTGAGTCCGGTGAAAACGTCCCGCAGTGTGGTGACTGTTCTGTTAGGCGACATATCGTTTCCCCCTCACAGTACTACGAACAGCATCCCGTATACGATTCTTGATATGACCCTTCTGGTCTTCAAACCCCGGACCTATAGCAGGCCTGGCAGGGATTACCACTTTAGTCTTCATTATGAATAGGGCCTCGAGCTTACCACCGCTTGATCTCGCTAAAATCATCTTTCCTTTTGGACTGAATAGACCGGGGATATTCCTGATACCTTTATGTTCACGGGCCAACCGAGAAGCTTCGCGTGAAACAGGGATAGTGAGTACCTTGGCCTTTTTCGGTCTGATGGTCGCTCCAAACTCATGGGTCATTGCTATACTCACTCTGCGTTTACCGCCACCTCTGCCTCGCATTGGTATCCCAACGAAAAACACATGAGGGCTGATTTTCATTGATGACACCGAGTTCATGTAATCGCCACTGTCCACGAGGGGTCTATCGCTCCCCTTATATTTTTTTGTCAATGGAGAGTTTGAAGGCCACTCGGGACGACCACGAGCGATTGTCCTCTTAATATGATCCCTTGTTGATATAGCATTCCTCTTAGTAGCAAGCGCAAGATTTTGCTCCATAAGCTTCGGTAGGTCTTTGAATAGACTGTTAACCTTACCCCAGTCACCTGTCAGAATCTGGTTTCTCAACGCATCCCCTTCTTCCGGCCAACGGCAACCAGCACTACAATGAACTGGTCTCCTGCCTGATAGCTGGGAACAATCTTATTGACATAAAACTTCTGAGAATCACTTGGTAGAATAAAAGCATCACCGTTTTTAAGCGTGATAGGAGATTGATCAAGATGTTCTTTTGCAATTAATAGTGCCGCGTCAAAGTTTTGTTCCAGTCCGACCTTTTCGCGCATAGCTTTTGAGGGACTCAGGTCGACCAGTGCCGACATGGAGACTGGCGTCGAATTGTATGCAACACTTTCATCTATATCACCGGTCAATGAATCAACACTCGAATCATCAAACGGAATACACTGAACAGTGTCGAGACCGGCTCGTTCTGTCAGTGCACGAGGTAAGCGCTTTTTTAGAAATTCAGACACCACTATGGATTAACCTCACCACTCAGGGCCGCCTGATTGAGTTCGACTGTACGTATACGGCTGGAATGGTCCCTACTATCACATTCAACTGGATTTAAGACGGCTATCAAAATGTGCATTAACGGCTTTCAATTCAGAGATTGAGCTGTCCAGTCGGCCGATAGTTCTAAAGAATACGAATAACACAACCGCAACTATTGAGACTATCTGGATAAGAACATTAACCGCAGATGCCATATTGAACTTGACGCCACCATTCCCGTCGGTAATAACCACCTTACGCCACCCCCATTGCTGGTAATTGATACAACGCTATCAAGTTGTCTATCTTTTCGTCCTTGAAGTAGCCACTATTCCCCACGGCCTGAAGTTTGTAGCTGTAGTCCTTAAGTTTTTCCTCAACAATCCTCGAATCTTTAAGACCATCAGAATCGCCTATCTTTGGGAGTCCCCAAATACAGATGCGAGCTACTAATTCTTTTATGAGTATGGGTGTAGCAAATGTTACAGGATCGCCCGGGACAACATCAACAATACCGAAAGTTCCGGTAACTACAATGTTGCGAATCCCTTTCGGCCAATGATTACCAAGCGTTCTAAATAATTGAGTCGTTCGCAAGCTGCTGCTTTCGTCCATCACGACTTCATAGGATGTGCTTTCAATTGCTTCACCATTGACGGTAACACTCGTGATAGCGGTTTCGGTAACAGGAGGAACGGGCAACCATAAGAGTGGATGCCCGCGCCCATTCAATGTTATGACATGGCCTTCCCTTGCCTCAAAAAAACTACCAATCAGCATATCCACGAGAGTACAAGCTTTGTTGATACGATCCGTGACCCATTCGTTTGTGAACGGGTCAGCGGATATATTCTCAGCTCGCACATCTGATAATGTGATATATGCCGACATGACAGTTTTAGTTCCTGTTCACAGTCTGAGGAATCAGGTTTGGACGACCAAGATTTGTCGTTGCTGTCTGAGTAGCGGTCGTATCAGCGGTTCGATTGATAGTCGTAGACCCGAGAAATACCCAGGAGGCCCCAACTGGCAAGACGGCTTCAATCTCGGCCACCGTCGGTGCTACTTGTGCCGCGGTTGTCGCTACCGCACCGGCAATGATAACCTTGGACACAACCGAGGTTCTTGGATCCTTAGACGCTACAATCGTATAGACCTTTGATTTTCCACTCGCCATGATATCGCCAGCTGTCTCAAGGAGCGTGTCTACTTCAGCGGCGAACTCTGCAGTAGTCTTATCAACATTTATGATACCCGCAGACATATCGTAGTAGAAGGTGCCGTCTCCAGCAGTTGTTACTTGTACGGGCCCGGTTGTACCAACGGCCAGGAGCAATCCCTGCATCACAAGGTTGCTAAACAACTGTGATTCGGCAGGCATCCCACCGACTATTCCGTGACCCAAATGACCTTCGCTATGTACTGACATTTTCCAACTCTCCTATTCTTCGTCACGTTGCGATGATTCAATGGCTTCACTGGCAGCGACAAGAATCTTCTTCGCCGTCGCCTCACCAACACCATCGATTAATTGCAAATCCTCTTTGGAGGACTCCACTACCTCTTCCAGGGTTTTATATCCACCATCATTGAGCAGGTCGATTAAATGCTGATCTTCGATCTCTTCAATCGGTGTTACCCCACCAGCTTTTTCGGGTGCTTGTTTACGACTATTATCAGCAGGAACCGTATCGCTGATATCAGTCGGCTCCTCCTTAAAGGAACCGTTTCCCCTGAACTCTGGAATCCTATCACATCCATCGGGCAATGTGATAGTGAACGGCTTTCTGTAGGTGCCTCGAGGGGAAGTATACGAGGCGGCCAACAGAGTAAACTTAAATCCCTGCATCACAGAAACTCCTTACCACGTGATAGGTGGAATGGCGATATTGGTGAACTTCACAAAAGCTTCAGGTACAGGCATCACAACGTCGAATTCCAGATAGATAACGATCTCAAGCCTATCCATATCGTTGTTGTATTTGCGAAGTATACGCCAGCTATCGTTCCAGACTATATTGATAGACTTCGGATTGCCGAGATAGATCGAGGTCTGGTCATACGGACGAACTTCGTAATCGGTGTTAGTTGTGGACACTGTCGTCTGTCCCATTAATCCGGTTGTGTTGATACGCAAAGTTGTATCAAGGAATCCTGTACAAACTTCAGAGACACCAGTAGACTTCAATGTCACTAAAAACTTCCGGCCGACACCTAAGGCCGCCGTTGCCGGATTGCCTGCTGTTACCAGAGTAGTTAGAACGAATTGGACGAAAGTGGTCTCGTCAGTATTGCTTGTGGGTGCTATTGCTGTAGGCCCATCATCCTCATTGATCTGAGGAACAACAACCGCAGGAGTACCAAGAGGAGTCAGAACTTGTTTGGACACGAGAGCGTTGTCACCCAGAGCTGTTCCTCTGGCAGTCAGATGATCTTGCCAGTAGCCCTCAACACGACCGTTGTACATCCACCGTAGGCCACCGTCTTTGCGGTACCTCGCAGGCATCAAGTCACGTATTGCACTGAAAGCACCGAGAGCAAACGGTTTACCGTTTTTATCCTGGACATGAGAACCGCTTGCTGTTTTATAATCAATACCGTCAACACCTCGAAGGGCGCGAAGGGCACGGGTTCCAGCACCCAAACTTCTCTTACCATTGAATGCGGCATCAGCAACATCGTTATGCAACTGCGTGGTGAAACTGTTAAGCATCTTTGTCTCAAAGTTGCCTGCACCCTTTAACGCCTTCGCTTCCTGAAGCTCTTCGTGGGTAAGGAAGATATTACATTTGTGTTTCCGGGTGTGGTAAGCGACCTTCCGGCTATCGGGTTTCGTCGATACGGTGGTCTCATCTTCCTCACCAACGTACTCCATGACTGGTTCGTTAAGGTCAAGGATAGGAATTATTCCAGTTGATTTCTTCTTGGTTGTTGAGGACAAAGCCTGTAGAACACCACTTTGATCTGTGGTCAAATTGATGAGCTTCAAGGTTTCTGCTTCTGGGAGAATGTCCTCAAAATTGACAGTGGAGAGGTTAATAGTCCCCCCCGCGCTCTTTGATATCCCAGAAAGACTTTCAAGAAGTTGCTTATTTGATACTCCGCCTGAATCTGACATTTTATTTTCCTTTCATTATGCTTATCAACTATTCATGCCACTTATTGAGAAGACAGGACTACTCCGAACCTCCGAAGACAAACCTACTGGCTAACTGTTTCTCCTGGTATTCTTCCTTCTGCTCCTTGGTCATGTTTTTGGTCACGTCTTCGGGTGTCCCGTCTGGCTCATCTCCTGAGCGTGTACCGGGTGTTTCCTCGAACTTCGTTAAGCGTGCGGAGAGGTCGCCTACTGTCTTCGTCAAGGTCTCGAGGGTGGTAGCAATCTGCTCGTTCTCTGTTTTCTTAACTGCGCCCTCGTCCTCTGTTTTCTTTTGGGCAGTATCCGTGCTGACCTTATTCGCTTCCTCCGCCTTATCTACACGCCCGACAAGACCCTCAACGGTTTTTGTCAATTCCTTAACTTGCTCTTCCATTGACATTTCACTGCCTCCTGACTTCGATATTGATTCCTGGATAGTTATCTTATTGAGTAAATCACTCAGTTTCTGTACTGGCTCAACAGCCACACTGAGCTTTTCGAGTAGTTCGTTGTTGGAGTTACGTTTGTCCGATATCGCTTTACTGACCGCCACAAAAGCAACCATGGCCGCCTTGAATTGATCAATCGATGCCGCGATTGCATCCTGCTTATTATCTACATCCTTGTCATCAAGCACTGAGTAAACCGACCGCTCAAGCGAACCGAACATACCCCAGAGCTTGTCCCTGTTGTCTTGTTCTGCCCGTGCTTCATCAAATGAGACCGCGTCTCCTTCACCTTTGTTGATCAGGGTTGTGACAGCATTCAGTACTTTTGTGAATGCGCTTTCATTGCTTGTTTTCTCAACCGATCCTTCTACCGGAGTTCGTACACCAAATCCGCCAATAGAGAATCCCGTGAACTCACCCTTTTCTATCTGTGTCCAGGTCTCATCTTTTTCAATCTGGATACCGACCCACCAACCACCAGACACACCGTCCACACCAGCAGATTTACCGATAGAACCATCAGTGTCGATAGCACTTTCTATTGGTGTTCCGATGTCTTTGAAGATGTCATGGTTAGTGGAAGTCCCCTTGCTTTTGGCATCACCTGAGAACCCATTCGTTAAGTATGAATGAGCAGCCTTTTCGACATCCTCCTTCGAGACAACATCACCCTGGAGGTCAGGCGTGTCCGGGACAAGAACGTATCCCATGACCTGCTTTTTGACTTCATCAACCTTGAAAAGCTTTGTTGAATTGGATTTGATGATTGGTTCTTTGCCATCAGGTACGTCCGCCGATTTCATAATAGCGAAAGTGGCACTTGGAACAGCCGGAATCCCAGCCAGTGCGATTTCGACAACATCAACTTTACTCAAATTGTACTTAGCTTTAAGTTCCCTACTCATAATATCCTCTATTCATCAGGTCTGAATACTATCAGGACGGTTAATCCCGCGACCGACGTTGCGACATAATCTATCCCGAGGGTCAAACATTCACCGGCGCTAATTGAGATGCCCGGATTATCATCTGTATGGAGATATCTATTCATGGCGCCTGGGTTGACCTGGTGGTTCCAGACAGAGTCTGCCGCAAAAGTAAGAACGGACGACCCGTTCTTTGACCCCTTCAGTAAATGGGCAACAATGTCACCGGTCGCGTCACAGGCTTCCGCTGAGACCGTGATGTGGTCTATCGTTCCCGAAACATTTGTCCCGAAGACGGGTATTGAGTTCACTTCATTCTGATCAGATGAGATGGCGCCACTTACAAAGAATTGCCACGATTGATTGGATGAATGCTCGTGATCAGCCTTGACGTGATGGAAAGATTTAATCAGTGTGCCATCAATCTTGATATCATATTTGCCTGTTGGAAGCGAAGGGATAGAGAAATCCCCGCCAGTATTGGTTGTCCCTTCCCACTGGAGAGTATCTGTACCACTTAAATAAAACTGAACCAGAGCACCGGGTTTGAGCCGGACAACATCTGAATCCTGAAGAACCTTGAAAATCGTCTCACCAAAATCTGCCACTTTTCCTCCGTTCAAAACAATTGTCAACAGAGGAAGGTGTTTTGTCTATTCCAATCGTATGGCTCGTTGCATTTTGGAATACATTTTGATAGTGTTGGTGAAAGTTTTTGGGGGATTAACTGTTTTACTTCTCTACAACCGTTGTCCTACAATTGAAGTGGTAAGGTGGCATGACTAAACCTTGACTGACAACATAGCTGTCGCTTTTACCTTTGATAGTTGCCGCACTCAACCAGGGAGAGATTGTTTTTACATCTTCAGGGTCTTCAGCTTCCATCAGTTGGTCCCGCTGGTTAATAGCAGAGGATACAGGAATAATACGGCCATTCATCTCTTTGCAAATGCTACTGGTCCTCTGATCAATAACAGCTACCACTTCCAATTCGGTCACACCAACATCTTCGTATCCCTGTATCAAACCGAATTGCCGTGATCTGTTGATTCCATTGGCGGCCATCCCACGCCAGTAATTTGCTGGCTTATTGCGAACACCGGGATATCCGTCAAAGAAATCCTTAAGTGTCTGACCGATAGCTTCCCGGCCATGCCCTTCTTTCATTCCGGCAATCACTGTCTCTCGCAGTGCTTTGCTGAGTTTGTCGTCGTAGTAGGTTCCTACCCAGTACATGTGATGTTCTGCCAGCCATGCTGTGGCCTCTTTGTCTATTTCCTTCCAGATCATCTTTGTACTATGAGACTTGACGACTTTTTGTTTTGCGGTTTTGTAAGCGTTGGTGAGTATTTCTGGGAGAGCTTTGCCAACAGGTTCAACAAATGTTTGATCAAGTTCAATCTTAAATGATTTCATGGCATTATCAATTTGTTTATCTGTTAGTGCCCCTGAGCCATTGATCAACTCTTTCATCGCCTTGTTTGCCGATTCCTCAGAACCCTTCGCCCATTGGACAAGAAACAACTCAATGAGATTATCCTCCCCTGGCAGTTTCGTCCCTTCCCCTTTAGCTATAGGGATGCCGGTGAGGTCGTCAAGAAAATTCTCAACAACCTCTAACCCGGCTTCTGCTTGATCGAGAGTGATGTTTGATAAATCAAACTTCATTATGCGGCGTCACTCTGTCCAGTGATTTGGAATTCAACATAATTCCTGACGGCTTCAGCACCTGCTGGCAGGTGTTCCATCAACCAAACACCTACAGCGGAACCTGCCGAAAGGGTGCCAGAGTTTGGTACATCCTTATCAAGACTATTGAAGTCTCCGGTTCCAGACGGTGGCTCAACGTATCGGTTATTAGCAGCTCCATTCTTTCCCGATCCGTCAAGTGTAGTTTCTAATGCAAACGAAACATTAGCATTTCTGACAGTTTCAGTCCCGCCAAAATTTTCAGCACTATAGGTCGCTGTTATAACAATCTCGTCCGTAGATGAAGTAGCATCGACCGTATAGGCACCATCATAGTTCGTGGTTCCATTAACCTCGATCATGGCTCCTGTTGAGAATCCGTGAGCAGTCAAAGGGATGCCAGTCTTGCCACCGCTCTTGTCAACTGCCGCAGCATTATTGATTGTTTTCGATACGGCACCGGACTCAATTCCGGTCAACAGCTTTTTGACAACTGAATTCGTCAAAGCCTGTGCCGAATTGTTGAAAATAAAGAACTTCTCAACAACATATTTATCGCTTCCACCTTCAGCTTCAGCGGCTACATCGTAACCGGCAATACGGACTTCATCAATTTCATTGACAGCATTCTCAAAGACAACACCGTCAGCTAAGATATACTCTGTATCGTTACCAACAGCCGTTGCTGTCCGGAAATATACTGTCGTATTAGTGCCATCGGTACGAGAGTACAAGGCCTCTCTGATCTGATTATCACCGGTGCCGGCAGTGGTTATAATCACACATCCCTTGTAGAAATCTTCAACCTCATCGTCGGCCGCTTCCAGTACCATAGAATCGGTACTCCCAGAGTCTGCTGTCCCTGTAACTTGCCCTTGACTCGAATACACGGCTGTAGCACCGGCACATTCGGCATCTTTCAATACCTTCATTATGGACTTGAACGATGTACTTCCATCAACTTCGGTCTGACCGTCAAGGCTTAGAACCTCATTGATCAATTCCCCAGAAGCATTACGACCGTAAGCGGTGAGTTTCTGGGTTGTGTCCGCTGCAGATTCGCCTATAGCTTTCAGGATTCCGGTAGCGCCCAATTGCTTAAATGACATTTTCCCTGTCTTATCAATGGCTCCACCAATGTCTTTAGTGTCGTCATCATCCGCTCTTGTAGCGGGCAGATGGTAATAAATATCCTTCGGTGATACTGACATTTTACTGTCCTCCTTAAGTCATATTTGGTACATGTATTTGGTTGCCGACCATGAAGTGGAATTCTCGTGTTTCAACAATAGCCCCATCTTCACCGGTAGCTGAAACGGTGATCTTAGCGATGTGTAATTCTTCCGTGATCCTTTCGCTTGATGATATGATATTGTTATAATTAGCTGATACAATCTTCTTGAATGTGCCGTTAGAATCGAAACAATTCTTTACGTCAATGTCCTCCTGCTCACCAATAATCCCCCCGGAATCATGATCTATCAACGTCATGGTTGCAGTATCTATTTGCGATTGACCGACCGTCTTGAGGCGATCATAATCTCTAAGCGAAAAGGTCAGAAGGCTGGTACATCCTTGAGGCACAACGGCCATTTTACCCGTTTCGGAATCTATACATCTAATTGTTATCATGATCCGCTCCAATGATTTCTGCTTCCATCACGTCCGCTATCTTCATTAACACGTCTTCGATTTGTGGAACTTTCATTTGTACTGCGCTGATTCGAGGTATCAACATCTGCGCATTTGCGATTGTTAGAAGAAGGACACTATAGCCAATTGATAACAAGGATATGCGCCCTTCAAAACTGAGAGCCTTCAGTGTTTCAAGAGGAATGAAACTTGATGTTATGAATTTCTCCCCATGCTCTATATTGATACGCAGACCCGAGACGGTAGTATTATTGACCGAGTCCAATTGAATAGTGCCGGTCGCGCCGATCTGATCTAACCATTCAGATATTACATGAGCACTCGATATTACTTCCATACCGATAGATTGCATAATCCTGAAACCCGAACTGGTCTTGGAACCCCAGTCTACAATCACTCGACCACCAACATTTTCAAGAGTGCTTCTACTCTCGAGCGGTATATGTGATTGAACCGCAAGTTTTGATCTTGTCAATAATGGGATACGAATTCCACCGGACATTACATTTGTCCCGCTCACAAGCAACGGTATTTGGACATCACCCTCGAATGTTGCTGCTGATTCCAGTGCCGTCCTTATGCTGGAATGGCTCAGAACTCCATATTCCATCGGATAAGGAACCGATGTTGACAGCAGGGACAGGGACTCCATTGTCACATGTTGGATTAAAGAAGTAATAGTATCAATGTTGCTTGGAATCTGAGAACTGGTCTCAACCTTTTTATCCCTTCCAAGACCGAATCGAGCCAGCGTAATAATTTCCTCACCAAACCCAAGAAGGATACTACCGTTGGATTGGAATTGAGCTTGCCAGTTTATAGGAAACTGACAGGACGCGGACATAATCTCTTCGCCGATCATTTCGACCGGTATCCGCAAACTACGGATTAAGGTTTCACGAATATCATTTGGAATCTGGGAAGACAGAACCATTTCAATGCTTCTGCCTACGGCAATTATGGCAGAGGTCTCAAACGCTTCTAACGCTTCATGGTAAATTCTACTCGAGTGTGCTAACCTGCTAATCGTATCAATTAAGATATGACTATCACATAAGATCGACCCGTTGTAAGACAATTGTATCGGACCGCCCACAGCTAACGTGTTCTTATTTGAATGCTGCAATCTCATCGAATGATAGACCGAACCCCTGTATTCGATTGGTATCTTGGCACTGGACTCAAACGTCACCCGCCCTTGCCATTCCTGGTTGATGCGAATGCTTGAGACAATGCTTCCTTTTTTATCTACCGGATACCGTGAATTATCAGAGAATCCCTCTGTACTATCCATCTCCTGTCGAGCACTTGATGTCTCCCCTTGATTCATTTCCTGGTTTAACTGGACATTAGATTTGGTCTCTCTCAAAGAATCGAGATTGATCGGAGTCGCCGCCCTGGAAGTCTGTCGTTTATCTAAGGGAATAGTGTCTGATCTATTCGTTGTAGATGAGCTTTCAATAGGGATGTGGCTATCATTTACATCAGTTTGGAGACTTTCTATTTGCGATCTGCCCTTAATAACCCTCGCATTGATTACCTCATGTTGGATTCTACTCTTAATGCTTTCTGTTTTGGACACACCAATTTGTGACCGGCTCGATTCACTCGCAGAGATAGAACGCTCATTGGGAATAGATACACTTGCAGAATCTGTTTCTCGACCTTCTATCTGAACTTTATTAGAAACATTTCTCGAATTGATAGTCTCGGTCAGGACTCTACCCTCGGTACTATCAGTCTTTTGACCCTCAATCTGAACTCTATTATAAACATCACTTGTATTGGCGGCTTCGATCCGAATCTTACTTTCGGTTTCATCGGTTTTGAGACCCTCGACCTGTGCCCTACCGGAGATACCCCTTGAATTGACCGCTTCAACTTGAACCTTACCCTCGGTCGTGCCTGTCTTAAGATTGTCGAGTTGCGATCTATTGGAGATACTTCTTGAATTGACAGCCTCAGATTGAATCCTGCTTTCGGTTATATCTGTTTTGAGTCGCTCCAACTGCGCACTGGTAAAGTATACCCTCGCACGAACAATATCTTGTTGTATCCTGTTTGCAATATCTGATGTTTGGACTCTTTCTATCTGAGACTTACTTGTTGTAGTTTCACCCTTAGCAACGCTGAGTTGAATTCCACTGTCTGCGCTATTAGATTCCAGACTTTCGATCTGCAATTTATTCGTTATTATTTTCCCACCGACAACGCTGAGTTGAATCCTGCCGTCTATGTCATTAGATTCCAGCTTCTCAACTGGCAATCGACTTTTTATCGTTCTCCCACCAACAATGCTTGTTTGAATCCTGTTGTCTATGTTGTCCGATTCCAGATTCTCAAGTTCCAATCTGTTTGTTATTACATTTTCGTTAGCAATACTTATCTGAGACCTGTTGCTAACATCATTCGACTCTTGGATTTCGACCTGAGACCTGCTTGTTGTCGCTTTCTTACCAGATATATCGATTTGAGATATGTTGTCTATGGTATTGGAATCCAGCTTTTCAGATTGGATTCTCGTATTGTTACCAATAGAAGCAGTCCGATCAAAGCTCAACCCTGATGCGGATCTTGTGATATAACCACCAAAGGTCGCGTCCATGTTACATTTGAATGTTCCTGATCCCTGAAGGGTAGCATCCATGAAGAAGCCACGAAGCTCTTCATCGCTAAGAGTTATTGTTGTGTCTGGTACCACCTGCCCGACGATCACCTTGTCCATGAACCATTCTTTGTCACTCCAGAGACTTACTTGATGGGCTTTTGTCAAGACCGCGTTATCTTCACAGACCAGATGACCATCTATCCATGCTGAGACACCATCAGATGTCACCTGAATCTCAATCTGGTGCATGTTCTTCGGCATAAAACCTTTAGCTGTAACATTATGCCAAGAACCGTCGTAGTACCTTGAAGTATTCCCCGATGTCGGTAATAAACTGCCACCAACACGGAAAACCGCTCCGGTGTCATTATTTTTTATTTCGACATATCCATAGTCCGTATCAAGTCCGGAATCTTCGATCCACATACCAGCCAAGATATAAAGGTTACTTTGCCCTGAACCCGCTGTCGTCAGTGCATCAAACACAAAAGTAGCTCCACCGGCCTCTGTGAAATATACACTCGCACGACCAGCGAAGACTTTATTGGCGTGACTCGGAGGAGAAAAATAAACAACGCCCTCTTTACCCGAAGCACTGTCATCTACCCAATCGGATTCATCCTCAAGGACATCGTCTTCAGCAAACTCTTCATAGTTTTCAAAAAGAATATCCCAGACTTCATCAGGGTCAGCATTGGGATTAACCGTTTCCCCCCTGTTGCAATATATCAAATACAGGTCGTCCGCACCGTTTGGTTTATTTGCCGGTATAGTTTCTGGTAACTTGAACCGGATAGTTGATTCATTGAGATTCGTATAATCCATAATACGATGTATCTGTGTCGAACCGTGCATTATCCTGAGATCGTTACCGTCTGGCTGGACTTTTGCATAAGGAGAAACGCCTGACTGGTAAAGAAAGATGTCGTTACCACTTACCCATACCAGTTCGATGATATCATCAGTCAATTCGTGCTTGATATTAACAATTGGAACGCCAACGCTACTGTTACGGGAAAGTATATGGATAGTAAGAGTATCACCGTCATCGTCTGATATAAGCTCCATCATTTCAGCGGAGAAGTTCTCAGGATCGATAGCATCTACCCGGCCACTGAACGGAAAGAATATATGAGGATTGCCATCACGGTCAGTAATACCTGTAGCACCACTTCGGCGAACACGGAGCTTGGGTATGTCATCATCTCCGGCATCGTCACCGGCGGTTATCTGAATTATATCCCAGGAGGTTGTCCCAGAATTCCATTTAGCGCCTTCAATATCAGTTAAAGCGGCATAAGCTGAGATCGGGTCTTTATGTTCAAAAAGAACGTATGGATTGCCATCTGCGAGCAAGAATAGGTCTTCAATGAAGTATCCGTCTGTGCCGTCTCTCGCAACTATTCTATAATCTGAATCGGTATCGTAATCCAAAGGATCGGTTGAGGAATTACTTGTTGATGTCTCCCCTCGTTTGGTTTCTCCTACATCGTAGAAATCTTTGAAACCCTGTGAAGTCTGGTCGTCAAAGTCCGAGTAAGCATACCAAACACCCTGGGGGATATCTGTACTGGGAACCCAGTTCAAGGTGAATGCTACATGAAGACGGTTAGTCTTCCTATCAAGCCTCAAACCATAGAGATAAACTCGATAATGATTTAAGCTGGTATCATTGACCACATAGTAAGCACTTGACCAGGTCTCTCCACTATCGTCTGAGTAATAGTATTTCCAGTGATAGTCAGCAATACCTCCGCGCGACCCGACATATATCCGTTCGTTCTCACCCCAGCGGACAGTCCAAGTGACACAATAAGTATGCCTACCAGAGAACTCCATTGGTAGAGCCGACTTATTCGGTGTTGAACCTCCTGAGCCTCCGGGGTTAATCCAGTTACCAGAAGAAGGCTCACCATCAAGCGACCCTGTAACATTTTCTACGGCGGTTCTTAAGAAGTATTGATCACTGTAATGGTGTGACCAGAATACATACAGATGATGATCTTTATCAGCACAGATAACCGGATAGTCGTGAGTATCATAATATGATACACCGTCTGCCAACTTAACGACAGAGCCAACCTCTCCGGTCCTGTTGTCTTTAGTCTGAATATAAACTGAAAGCTTGCCGGT